CGAGGCGCGCGAACACCTGGAGGAAGCCAAGGAGGAGATGACCCACCACGGCTTCGACGGGCCGTTCGTCGCCCTCGTCTCCACGGGCTTCAAGCGCAAGCTGCGCGACGAAATCACGTGGGACGCGAGCTACCACATCCCGATGGCGACGAATATGCGCTCGGCGGATGTCCTCGACCTGGACATTATCTACGACAACGTCCGGGCCGTCGAGTCGCCGTGGATGACCGGCAACCAGTTCTACCTCACCCAGGTGGACAACGAGGGGCCGGTCAAGTTCTACGAGGACGAGCCGGTCACCATCACCCGACCCAACGGCGCCAACGTCGAGTCGCCGGGTGACCTCCTGGGCGCCAACGGCTACGCCCGCTTCGGTGCCCGGTTCGTGGACCCGCTCCGCGCCGTGGACGTTACCGCGGACAACCTGGCCTAACGGCCCTCACGGTGACATAGGATGGCGGTCAACACCGACGACGACCTCGTCTCACGGGCACGGCGCGACGCCGGTGCGTCCGATGCGGCCGCCATCCCCGATGAGGCCATCAAGCGCGAACTCGATGGCGTCAAGGAGATGGTCCGCGCCGAGGTCGCAGAGGCACTCTCGAACGAGACTATGAGCCTCTACGACCACGACGCACCACTCAAGATGGCCGAGAACCTGCTCAAGCTCCGGGTCGCCGACCTCCGGCGACAGGTCGAGGGCAGCACCCACCCCGGCAAGGGACGCGGGCCGCCGGCAAAGGTGCCCGCACACGAAGTCCCCCGCTCGTTCGGTCGGCTTCGTCGGCACTCGTTCGATGACCCGACCCTGAAGAACTGGCGTGACAAGGCGGTGCGACACCGCCAGCGCCTCACGGAGGACTAACCTATGGCAGAGCAAGACCTGAAGGCCGACGTGCGCCAGCAGACGGGGTACACCAACGAGGCAACCCTCTCGACTGACGCACTCGATACGGCCTACCGGAACGCCAAGCGCCACATCCGGGTCCGCAACGGCCTCCCGCGTGAGAGTGACTTCACGTGGTTCGACCAGGACTACCCCGCCCGCGAGGAAGCCCTCTACTGGTGGACGTGCTTGTTCGCCAAGGTCCAGACCGGTGAACTCGACGCCCAGGACCTCCAGGTCGGGGCGGTCGAGACGGACCAACTCCTGGCGAAGGATGACAACGAGGTCACGCAGTGGTTCCGCAACGCGCGGACCGCGATGCGTGCGGTCAACCCCGACCAGGCGTTCGCCATGAGCAGCCCGAACCGGCGCGACTACAGCGACACGCCGTGGCAGCGCGGCAACAGTAGCAGCACCGGCGGGCCGACAACCGAAAGCGACCAGAGCCTCTAACGCATGACCTACAACCGTTCCGTCGTCGCGCAGCTTCACCGACTGGGTGAGGCTGTAGACGTGTTCGCTACACAGGACACGGGGTCTACGAACCGGTTCAATAACCCCGATGACGCTTGGAGCGCACAGCCGGACCGGCAGGTCATCGCGTTTCGCACCTATCCGAACCGGAACACGGAGGTCAACAACCGTGACGGCCAGCTTCACCGCGACCGTCCGGTCTTCCTGTTCCCGAAGGACGAGGACGACGAGACGGACGACAACCCCATCCCTGGCGAGAACGACCGCATCCGGTATCCGGCCGGAGACGGCACGGTCTACGAACTTCAGGCCCCCACCGAGTACGACACCCACGTCGAGATATTCGGTGAGAAGGTCACGGGTCATCCCGACAACAGTGACACATGAGTGACATCGACATCGACGTAGAGGTCAGCGACACTGACCTCGCCAACCTCGAAGATGCGCTCATGGAGGGGCTGGAAGACGGGATGGAGGAGTCTATCGCCTGGATGGTCCGCAACGGACAGCACAAGGCGAAGTCACGTATCCGTTCGACCGACCGGGTATGGCGCCGACGCGTCTACCACGGTTGGAAACAGCAAGAGACGGTCGTCACCGAGACAGGTGGCGGCGTTGAAGGCGATGGCGGCCTCATCAACACGGCCGACCACGCCAAAGTCGTGGACGTGGGCCTCGCACCCGCAGGCACCATCGAGGGGGCGAATCCCAAGGTCCAGGACATCATCCAGTGGGTCAGCGAGAACCTGTACCCCGCCCCACACGCGGGCGTGAACCTCGAAGACTGGCACGATGACCTTCAGGCGCTGGCCGCGGAGTACAGTCCCGGCTACGTGATGACTGCGTTCGCGGTCAAGCACAAGCTGGACGAGAAGGGGTATCCGGGCATCGACTTCACGGGCGCCGCGGAGAGCTATCTCCGGCAGGTCGGCCCGATGGTCGTGCAGCGCAAGGTCGAGAAGCGGATGAACCGGAAACTCCGACAGTACGGCCTCAAGTAACCCATGGACGGCACTACCCTCAAGGAGAACATCACCGGCTACCTCGCGGACCACAGCGCCATCACGGCGCCGGTTCGCACTTCCGGGATGAAGAACGACCGTCCGGTGCCTGGTATCATCCTGGACGACTGGTCCATGGAGGACCTGTTGTATCACAACACCCAGGAGGCCCAACACCGGTACAAGGACCTCGATGGCGACGGCGAGCCGGAGGTCGAGAAGGTCTACCGGTTCCACTACGAAGCGCGTCTGGAGTTCGTTGTCCGCGCCGATGACGAGGTCGAGGCGAGCCAACTGGCCGACGCGCTCAAAGAACAGGCGCTCCGCGACCTCCAGATTGACCCCTGTCAGCTTCACGACCATGTGAAGTGGCTACGGCCGGTCAACTCCGGCGACCCGACCTACCACTTCGGGGAGCCAAAGGAGACGGAAGAACACGTCGGGGCGCTGCTGGAGTCGTTCGTAGACCGCCGGATGCGGGCGGATGACTTCAGCAACATGGACCCCATCGAGGTGGTCCAAAGCTCGTTCAGTCTCGAAGGGAACGAGTTCCGCACCGGCACCGTGCAGTAACCAGGCGCGTAGCCACCTTCGAGTTCTCACAGTTCACACCATACCATGACTCAGTACGGCGACTACCAGGAACCCGGTATCGTCACGGAGGTCACGTCCGCGCTCGGGCAGCCGACCGCGGGTGAGGCCCCCAGTGACCTGGGTATCGTTGGTCAGGCGAACCTCGGCTCGGAGACGGGCCAGGGGTCGGCTGACGCCAATACAGTGTACGTGGTCGAAAGCGTTCGCAAGGCACGCGAATGGTTCGGCGACGAAGCAAACAGCCTGCTCACGCAGGCGTGCATCGACGCGCTCAACGAGGGCGCGTTCCCCGTCTACGCGGTGGCCGCCGAGGAAATCTCGGTCACGGGCGAAGACCACGGCAGCGTCTCCGAGACGAGCTTCACGCTCGACAACGCGCCCGTCACCGAAGACCCCGCCGACGTGACCATCACCCTGGACGACACCGACCAGGAGGCCGTCAAGGTCTACGACGACCCGAGCGCGAACTCGCCCGCGGAAGGCGAGGCGTTCTACAACCCGGTCGAGGCCACGGTCGAACTCTCGGCCGCGCCGTCCACCAACCTCACGGTGGACTACACCCACTACGACTACGCGGCGGCGCTGGAGGCGATGGCTGACAACGCAGGTCAGTACATCGACTTCCTTGCGCCCATCAACGAGAACAAGGACGTAGTGGACAAGGCGCAGATGGTCGTCGGCAACCTGGAGGACGAGTACAACCTCTCGGTTCTCCTGGCCGGCGCGGGCATCAACATCGACCCGACCAGCTTCGAGAATCCCTACGACGACTCTCGGACGCAGGTCACCTACGGCACGCGCTTCGCGGACGGCTCCTCGCTCATCGCGGCGTATGCCGGTAAGCGGGCCGCCCTCGGCATCCGCACCACGCCGGTCCGCCAGGCTCTGGAGTCCAACAAGCGCGTGATGGCCCACCAGGCCGACGACCTCACGCGCGCCAAGCGGGGTACGCTCATCGACAAGAACGTCGTCCCGATGAAGGACGAGGTCGGTGGCGCTCGCATCATGGACGACCCGACGACGGTGACGCCGGAGAACTCCGACGAGTTCAACATCAACTACGGCTTCGAGCGGCTGGTGTTGGACTACATCATCGTCACGGCCCGGCAGAACCAGAAGCCGTTCATCGGTCGCCTGAACCGTCCCGCGGTCCGCAACACGCTGGAATCGCTCATCGGCGACCAGCTTGCGGCGGTTCAGGCGTCGAACGTCATCCTGGACTACAACGTCCAGGTCAGCAAGGGCGACGCCACTACCGCCGTGCTGGACATCGCCATCGAGACGGCCGAACCGCTCCGGTTCATCGAGAACCAGGTGACGGTCGGCCAGGTGGCGTAAACACTCAACCCAAGGTGATTTAATTCATGGCTAAGTCTGTTGACGGCGGCATCGACCGCATCGAATCCGCGGCTGACATCACCCTCCAGGTGTCCCAGGGCGCATCCAGTGTCCCGGAGTCCGGCGACGGCACGTCCGAAGATGAAGCGGAAGCCGGGATGATAGAAGTGCCTATCTCCCGGCTCGACACCACGAAGGACGTGGAGGTGAACGAAATCCGGGAGAACACGCTCAAGGCGAGCGGTTACTCCATCACCTCCATCTCGTACTCCGGGACGATGATGTTCAAGGGGTCGAAGCTCACGAAGACCATCGACTCCGACACCACCATCCACCTGGACGACCTCCTGTACGACGGCGACGGCGTCCCCACGCCCGTCTCCGTCACCATCACCCACGACTTCCAGGAGGAGTACGAGTTCTACAAGCACGTCCTCGTTACCTCCGATTCCTACGAGGTCCGGTCCGAGGAGACGACCGAAACCGCGTTCGACTTCGTGGCGATGGACAAGGACACCAGCACCCCGGACAACTGACGTGAGAGCAGCCGGACGTAGCGCGCGCTAACTGACCTTCCACTTTCCGTACTTTTCCTCCGAGACAACACACCGATGACGACTGAGAACTCCGACTCCGACAGCGACAGCACCGACGACGTGAACATCAGCCGGCTCCGCGAGATGGCCGTCAAGGGTCACCAGTATCGGGCCGAGATGGACTTCTCGTACTACGACATGGAGGGGACGCTCTACCTGCGTCCGCTCACCGACGAGGAGTTCCTGCCCATCGCCGCCTTCCTCGAAGACCGTCTGGACCTCGACCCCGAGGAGGCCCAGGAGAAGCTGGAGGAAGGCAAGGCCGACGACGACTCCATCGACCCCTCGCAGTTCGATGAGGACTTCGTGGACATCATGCAGGAGGCCGCTGCCAAGGGTATCGACAGCACCCAGGGCATCGCCGAGGGCGAGGACGACGAGGGGGTGAAGGAAATCGTCTCCATGCTCCAGGGTGGCAAGTCGCTCGAAATCGCCGAGCGCGTCCTGGAAATCTCGTCCGACGCGGAGAAGGCAGAAGCCTTTCGCCGAGACGGGGGCAGCGAGTAGCTTCAAGGCCCAGGTCGAGAACTACTCGAACGGCTTCACCGACCTCCCCGGCGTCAGCCACATGGGCGAGGTCACGCCGTTCCAGCGCCAGGTTTTGGACGCCGCCTCACAGAAAGAACACAAAGAACAGGAACGCAAGCGCGAGGAGATGCAAGAGCAGGGTCCGGGCGGCGGCTCGTCCGGCCCCTCTCGGCCCACCAACCCCCGCTCGAACGGCGTGGGGCCAGGCGGCGGAGGCGGTGCGCCTGACCTCGGCCAGCACGAGACAGTACGGTACGTCAACCGCAACGAAAACCCCGACCACCCGGTTCACGAGCAGGAGCCGGATGACCTAACAGACGAGTAATATTACATGGCCGTTGAAATCGACATCGACCTCAGCGCCGCCGACGCGCGTGGCAAGGTCGAATCTCTCCGGGCCGAAATCGCGTCTCTGGAGGACTCCCTCGACGTTGACCTCAGCTTCGATGAAGACCTCGATGAAATCGCAGACTCCCTCGATAACTTCACGACGAAAATCGAGGACCTGCGGATGGAACTCGACGGGCTGGAAGCTGACCTCTCCGAGACGCTATCCGAACTCGATGACACCCAAATCGGCGTTCGGATGCCCGACGGAGAAACCGGTGCCACGGGCGGCGAGAACGACCCTCCCACGCAGACGTTCAACATCCGCACGGAAGGCCTCTCCGAGGCCATGTCCGACGGCGGTGACGGCCGTGACAACACCCGCGCCGCCGCTCGCCGGATAGCCAGCAGCGTCGAAGACCTCTACGGCATCGACGCCGGCAGCCTGAACGAGCGGCTACTCGAAGGTGTCGAAGCCTCGAAGCTGCAAGAGTCCGTTGCGGACTTCCACCACGCGGTAGACTCGTACAACCGCGACGGCTTCTACCATCCCGGCATCGACCGCGTCGGCGGTGACATCGGACCCTCTTACGACAACGCGGCCAACCTCGGTGCGGCGAGCGTCCCGGACGACGTACTCCCCGATGACGAGGGCGGGTCGTTCGCCGGTGACTTCGGCTTCGGCACCGAGCCGATGTCCCAACACCTGCGCCGACTGCGTGAACTCGACGCGGGTGAACTCGCCGATGTCCTCTCCGGGAGCAGCGGCGGAGGATTCCTCGGCTCGGTCACTGACCGTGACACGAGCGGCTTCAAGAAGCTCGGCAACTTCCTGAAGACCACCAACCGCCGCATCAACCGCTTCGGTGGCGCCCTGCGCCGGCTGAAGCCCTCGATGCGGATGTGGTGGCAACTCCTGGCGATGGTCCTCCCGCTGCTCATCGCAGTGGGTGTCCAGGCGGCTGGTGCCGCGGCGGCGATGCTCGGCCTCGCGGCCGCAGCCGGCGCCGTCGTCGGCATGGGCCTCCTGGGTCACGCCGACAGTCTGAGCGGGTCCCTTCAGCAGGCCCGCCAGGAACTGTCGAACCTGCGTGACGACCTGTTCGAGACGTTCCAGGGGCCGATGCAGTTGTTCGCCCCCATCCAGTCTGAAATCTTCGACTGGCTGCCGGGCCAACTGGTCAGCGTGGCCGACTCGATGGAAGGTCTGACCGCCTACGAGGGCACCATCTTCCAGATGTTCTCGGGCCTCGCTGACGGTGTGGAGCAGTTCTTCCGCATCCTCACGAGCAACGAGGACATCATCAGCCAACTGGCGATGCGGTTCGGAAGCCTCGTCGGTGGCGGCCTGCTCCGCGGCTTCGAGTGGTTGATTCAGACGGCCTACCGGAACCAGGAAGTCCTCATCGACCTCGGCTCGGTGCTGATGGACATCCTGACCATCCTCTACAACCTCTCGATGTTCGTCGGCCGGGTCGTGGCCGCGCTCCGACCGCTGTTCAACTGGCTGGCTGGCCTGAGCAACCTGCTGAACAACAAGCTGGTCGTCGGCCTCCTGACGTTCCTGACCGTGGCTGGCCTCATCGGCGTGGGTGTCACAAGCCTCGCCGTGAAGGTCTACACCCTGGTCACGGCCGTCCAGGCGCTGGTTGCCTGGCTCGGGATGCTCGGTGGTGGCAGCGTCATCGCCGGCATCTCGGCGTTCTTCGGGATGCTGTGGTCGTACATCCAGGCGACGGTCATCGCCCTGATGGAGATGTACTCAGCCGCACAGCTTGCCGCGATGGCACTCGCCGCAACCGGCGTCGGTGCCCTCGTCGTCGGGGCTGGCCTCACGGCTGGCGCCGCGGCGATGAACGGCATGAGCGGCCCCGACAACCCCGGCGGTGGTGGCCCGCCGACCGGCGGTGGCGGTGGTGGCTACGGCGGCGGACAGCAAGTTGTCTACAACGACAACCGCCAGTACACCATCCAGAACGAGGGGCAGATGGACAACGCGAGCGAACAGCGCATCCGCTCGACCATAGACGAGGTCAACGCGGAAGGCGACGCGATGGCTCCGCCTGAAGTCGGAGTCAACGAAGGCAACTGAGGTGACATGACATGATACAGGGACCAGGCATCACGTCCGACGCACCGAGCGCCGGTATGGGCGGGATGTACGAAGCTGACTTCCCCGACAGCCCCCACCAACGGCCGGGCTTCGAGATTCGGGCACAGCCCACGGAGTCCGACAGCGAGGACGAGTTCAGCACACTCCACGCTGACGCCAGCGGTGGTGGCGCTCACAACCTCGCCTTCGTTCCCGACTACTACCCTGACCGGTTCACGCAGACTAAGAAGAAGGAACTCGCTCGCAACGGCCGCCAGTGCGCTGGCGAGTCGGTGTCCATCAAGACCATCAAGAACCGCGAGTTCCACGTGAAGGGCGTCCTCCTCGAATACGAGGTCGCGGCCTTCCAGCAACTCATCGACTACGAAGGTCCGGTCGAAGTTCTCAGCCCGCTCACTCCGAGCGGCGGGATGGCGTGCATCATCAAGAACGGCGAACTGGGCAACCCGAAGGGGTACGACCCCCACGCGGGCCAGTGGTTGTTCGAGTATATGCTCGACCTTGTCAGCACCGGTGAAGACGAGTACGACCGTGGCCGCAACGCCATCGTGTCGGCCATCATGGACGACAGCTAACCCATGACCTGTGTTGACGACCACGAGTGGACCATCGCGTTCCCCGACGTATCTGGTGAAGATGGGCCGCTGGAGTTGCGGCCCTACGAGATGACCTTCAAGCAGGAACGCCGCGCCTTCGACTACTGTCGGGCGAAGTTCCCGGCGACCGTCGGGGAGATGCTGAAGCCTCACACCCGCCAGGACGACGGGCTGCTCCGCGACCGGAGGGCGGCCAACGTCAAGCTAGACGGTGACCCCGTCCAGACGCTGATGTTCAGCCCGGACGGCATCCGCTACGGGGACCGCTACACCCACCTACGGCTGTTCGACCTCCAGCGCCTGCTGGAGAGCGGCACCGTGGACAAGAAGTGGGACAAAGTCACGCTGGTCGATGCCTACGAGTACGTCTTCAACCAGCGCGAAGACCGTGGCATCCTCCAGGACATCGAGTTCACGATGCCCGACCGGCTGAAGACACCGGACGGCAACCCGCTCACCCTCGTCTCCGAAATGGAGGCCGGCGCAGAGAAGGGCCTCATCTCGGGCCTCATCTCGGGCGCTCAGGTCGCCGGGGACGACACCAAGCGGATGGTCGAAGGTCAATACGTCATCGAGTTCGACTCCATCAGCCCGCTGAAGGCGCTCTGGAAGCTCAACGAGGACTACCAGCTTCAAACCTGGGTTGACCGAGACAGTGTCCTGTGGGTCGGTATCCCCGAGGCCACGGCCAACCGCCACATCGCAGCGCCCGACGACGAGCGCGTGTGGCGGTACACGAACGTCAACGTCGCCCATCCGCGTGAACCCGTCAAGCGGGTCATCGTGCGCGGTGCCTGGCAAGACCAGCCGGGGTTCAACATCGAGAACGAACTCTCGGAGTGGTTCAACCCGCTCGGTGGCGGCGAGGACGGCAACGTCTTCGGTAGTGGTGACGTGAACGCCACCGGCATCGCCGAGCGCACGGACATCGACTACGGCCTCACCTACGAGAAGAAGGTCGATGCCAAGAAAGACGCCGTGGAGGACGTAGCCCACCAGGCCTTCCTCGAAGAAGTCCGCCAGCAGAACTCCGGGCAGATTCACATCGACCCGACGAAGTCCGGCGACTTCACACCCATCAAGGAACTCGGCCTGGGAGACTTCCTCCAGATTGTCCCGGACGACGAGGCGTTCGACCACCGGGACAACATCACGGCTTCGACCGGCCAAATCACCGATGAGCCGGAGGACCGGCCGACCGAGTGGTGCGGGCAGAGCATCCAGAACGAGGCCTACACCGTCACCGGCATCCAGCACAAGGTAGATGGCTCGGGACGGTGGACGGTCATCGCCGACGTGGCGCTGTGGCCGCACGACATCGCCGACCGGGTCGGAACCAAGTTCATGTACTACGACCCGGAGGGCGACGAGTACCTGACCGAAGACGAAGCAAGCAGCTTCCTCATCGAGGACATCTAACCCCATGGAACACGGCAAAATCACCGCGGTCAACTACGAGGACGGCGTCGTCACCTGCAACGTGCAGGCCATCCGGCGCTCGAACGAGTACCGGAACGTGCCGGTCATGAAGCCGTTCGGGGGGATGTACCGGACTCCGAAGCCAGGGCAACTGGTCGCCATGGACAGCCTGAACGATGGCACGCGGTTCATCATCGGCTACATCGCCCGCGACTCCTCGGACACCCCACCGGAGGACATGAAGCCCGAGGAACTGGTCTTCCGGGTAGATGACGAGACGGTCATCGAGATGCGGCAAAACCCCGACGGCAGCTACGACCTGAATCTCGGCGCTTCCGGTGACGTGACCATCAACGGCGAAGTGCAGTAGCGTTCGCTAACCGCCCTCATCGCAGCAGATACCACGTATGGACCTTGCTCTGAACAGTAACTTCTCCGTCCAACTGGACGACCGCAACGACCTCGACATGGTCGAAGGCCTCGCGGACTTCGAGCAGTCGGTCGCGGTCTACCTCCAGGACTTCCTCTACTCGGCCTCGCCGGACTTCCTCCAGCGAGAGACAGCCGAGGAGAAGATTCGCCTGGAGGTCACGCGCGTCGCCAGGGACCACGGAGAACTCGATAGTATCGACAACATCACCGTCGAGCGTGCTTCCAACCGGGAAGGCGTCTTCCAGGTGGTTGTAGACTACCTCACCGGCGACGACTTCCAACTGGAGGTGGAGTCCTAAATGACGCTGGACGACGGCCGCCTTCAGACCGACGACGCCGAGGCCATCCTCGACGCGTTGATGGCCGACGCGAAGGACTACTTCGGGCCGGACCTCAACGACGACGAGCGGGCGGCTATCCGCCTGTTCTACCGACCCATCGCGCAGCGCCTCGCGGAATCCCAGGAGGACATCAAGCTCGTCCTGGACTCCGCGCAACTCGACCACGCGTCGGGTCAAGCGTTGGACCTGCTCACCGGCCTCATCGGTGTGCAACGTGACCCGGCGACACCCGCCTCGGGCACCGTCGTGTTCTCGCGCGACACCCGGACTCACCAGACCTACACGGTCCAGGCCGGTACGGAAGTCCAGACGGACGCCAGTGACCCCGCGTCGTTCGAGACGACCGAGACGCGGACGCTGCCGGTCTACGCCGACTTCGAGGACGGGACGCTCTCGCAGGACTACGACGGCGACCGAGCGTCCGCAACCGTCCAGGACACCACAGTTCTCCACGAGAACCACAGCCTCGAACTGGACGCCACGAACGGCGCTGAAGTCTACAACGACAAGCTCACCATCCGGCAGGGGGCCACGCTGCACTACTACACGCGATGCAGCACCGGCGCGGTGCCTATCCTCACGTTCGGGAAGGAAGACGAGACGAACTACTACCAGGTCGTCATCGACCAGGGCGCTGGCCGAGTCGCGGTCGAGTCCATCGTGGACGATGCTGCCCCCGAGACGGTCGCCGAAGACACCAGCGTCTCTGTCCCGGCTGACACTCGCCTGGACGTGGAACTCGACTGGGCGCTCTCCGGTGGCCTCACGGTCACCGTGTGGGACGACGCCGAGAACGAACTGACGACCATCTACGGTGAGGACACCACCCACACGCAGGGCTACCTCGGGTTCAAGTCCGGGGATGCGAACGGCGCGAAGTGGTTCGACTACGTCACGACGAGCGCCATCCCTGCACCAGTCGAGTGTACTGAACCGGGACCGAACGGCAACGTCGGTCGGAACGTCCTCACCATCATGCCGGACCCGCCGACGGGCATCCAGAACGTTACGAACCCGATGCGGACCGACGGCGGGTCCCGGCGTGAGAACGACGACGAACTCCGTCAACGGGCACAGACTGAACTGGCCGAAGGGTCGCGGGCATCCGCCTCGGCGCTGGTCAGCAAGGTCATGGCCGTAGACGGGGTGACCTCGGTGTCCATCTTCCTCATCAACAACGACTCCGATGAGGAGAACGAGGGCTTCGAGCTTGTCGTGGAGGGCGGCACCGACGCCGACATCGCCCAGGCCATCCTCGATACGATGGCCGCAGGCGACACCTCCCACGCAGGTATCAACGGCTCGGCCGCGAGCGCCAGCGCGGACCTCCCCAACGGGCAGTCGCTCACGGTAGAGTTCTCGCGGCCGCAGCCCATCAAGATATACGTGGATGCTGACCTCACAGTCGAGGATACGTTCGCCGGCAAGAACGCCGTGCGCGACGCCATCGTGGACTACATCGGTGGCAACTACAGCACGGGCAACGACGCTACCGGCCTCGGTGCTGGTGACGACGTGGTCTGGACCGAGGTCATGTTCGCCATCCAGAGCGTGGAGGGCGTCTACGACGTGCAGAACCTCACGGTGGACACCGACAGCACGTCCGGGAACCAGGACAACATCGGCATCGCCGACAGCGAGGTTGCTACCGCCGACGGGAGCGACAAGTCGCTGACGTTCACCGTCACGGAGGGCTAATCCATGAGTGAGATTCGCGTCTCGGACGCCAACGAGTCCATCGCCGGGGAGTACCTCATCGAGCGGCTACCCCCGTGGATGCCGACCCACGACGCGTCCGGGAACTTCAAGCTCCTGGATACGGTCGGCCGGGCAATCGACCGGCTGGAAGACGACATCACGAGCGCCGATAACGCGACCACGGTCCAGCACGCGAACAAGGTCGCCGAACTCGAAAAGCTCGGCCGGCTCGTGGACCTTCCGCCCAAGCAAAACGAGAGTCGTGAGAAGTACCGCACGCGCCTCATCTCGGAGTTTCAACTGAACACGAACGAGGCGACCATCGGCGAAATCATCAACAACGTCGCCGAGATGCTGGACGTGCCACCCGAGAAGGTTCACTTCTCGAAGGAAGCCCACGGCACTCTCACGCTCTCGGTGCCGGGTGACGCACTCGAAAACCTGGCTATCAGCAGCGGTGAGTTCGTCACCATCATCGGCAAGCTCACGGCCGCTGGCTTCAACGTGGACGCGTTCAAGCGCGGCACGTTCACCTA